CAAAATCAAAACTCAAATGTACAAGGTTTCTTTAATGGAGGAACTTGGCAAACTTGGATAAAACCAAGAGGAGCTAAGATGGTCAATATTATTTGTCAAGGTTCAGGAGCAGGAGGTGGCGGCGGATTACAAAGTGCTTCTACACCAAGAGGAGGTGGAGGTGGAGGAGCTACAGGAGCAACTGCAAGATTAACTATAGATGCCAAATTACTACCTGATATACTTTATGTACTTCCTGGAATTGGAGGAGCGGGAGGATTAGGAGGAACAACAGCAACAGCAGGTTCCCCAGGACAAAATAGTTTCGTAACTCTTATACCTAGTACAGGTTCAGTATCAAATGTAGTTTTACGTTCAGGTACAACACCAGCAACAGCAGGTGGAGCAGGAACAACAGCAGGAGGATCATTAGGAGCAGGAGAAACAATATCATTAATAGCAAACAATATTTTTGCTAATTTAGGAACATTTACTTTTCAAGCAGGAGTAGCAGCTGGAGCCGGAGGAACTACAACAGGAGGAGGAGTAACCTATAATAATTATGTATTAGGTGGTACAGGAGGTGGTGGTACAGGAGCAAGTTCAGGAATTTCTGCAGCTGGCGTTTTCCCTACAATGCCCAGTGCTTCTATAAATACAAATGGAGCAAATGGAATAATACTTTACAAACCTATACTAATGCTTATAAGCGGAATAGGTGGTGGCGGTTCTACTGCAGGAAATGGTGGAAACGGAGGAAATGGAGCACCAGGATGTGGAGGTGGAGGTGGTGGAGCTTCTACAAACACAGGAGTAAATGCAGGTAATGGTGGTAGAGGTGGTGATGGTTTTATAATAATAACAACAAGTTTATAATATGTTAGATTTATCTCATATACCAAATAGTCAACAAGACATAAAAATATTTTACGCAGTATCTGGTTCAAACTCATGGCAAACTTGGCAAAAACCAAGAAAATGTAATTATGTTTGGATAATGTGTATTGGAGGTGCTGGCGGTGGTGGCGGTGGTACGGGGTTTGCAAATTTACTTTCAACAGGCGGCGGTTCAGGAGGAGTATCAAGAGCTTTGTATAATACACAACAGCTTCCTGATACATTATATGTACAAGTTGGGTTAGGTGGAGCTGGTGGGGCTCCAAATACAACAGGCTCTCCAGGAACAAGAAGTTGGGTATCACTACTACCAGCAGTAGTTGCACAAAATCTAGTACAAGGCTCAGGAGCGGCTGTAGCAGCAGGAGGTCCATCCGGTACAGGAGTAAGTGCTGCAGGAGAAACTGCAATAAATCAAACTATAGTAACTTTTTCAACTTTATCAAACTTTATAGGAACTGCAGGATCTACATCACCAGCAACTGCAGTACAATTACCAACTGATATTACACCTTTAACATCTCAAATTACATGCCCTGGAGCAGGAGGACCTAGTATAATAGGTACTTCTCCGCCAACTACAAACAACGGAGCCTCAATTTTATCCTCATCAATAAGTCCCTTAATACCTGGGGGTGTACTTGCAACAGCTTCAGGAAGTAATGGAGGAAATGGAACAGATGGTATAACGTCTTGGAAACCTTTCTATTCTTTAGGAGGAGCCGGCGGAGGTAGTGATGTTAGTGGTTCGGGAGGAAATGGTGGAAATGGTGGAATAGGTTCTGGTGGCGGAGGTGGCGGTGCAGGTAACAATAACTTAGGGTACACAGGAGGAAGAGGTGGAAAAGGTGGAGACGGATTAGTAGTAATAATATCATTTTAAAAATACCATAGTTGATTTATTAAAATAAATTTACTAACTTAAAAGAAAAATAAAAAGTTAATGGAACCAACAAAATTATCACAAGAAGTTATTGATCAAATAAAATCAATACAACAAAAAAATCAAGCAATAGAAGTTGAACTAGGTCAAATTGAGCTAGTAAAACTGTCTATTAAACAGAGAAGATTAAATGCAGAACAATTTTTATCTGATTTAAAAGACGAAGAAAAAACATTAGCAGAATTTCTAGAAAAAGAATACGGAAACGGAACTATTAATATTGAGGAAGGAATTTTTATACCTACCCAATCAAAGAAGAATAGAATAATAGTAACGGAATAATTAAGGAGGGTTTCGACTCTCCTTTCCTATTTATTAGAGAATAAAAGACCTTATAACACTGTAAAGGGTTATCAAAATTCTAAGATATTTATAATAAATTAAAAAACTAATTAAATAAAAACATGGCAGAAGCAATTATCTCTCCAGGAATATATGCAAGAGAAAACGATATCTCTTTTATCAATCCAGCTCCAGTAGCAGCAGGAGCAGCGTTTATCGGACCAACAGTAAAAGGACCTGTAGAAGAGCCAACTATTGTTACTTCATATAGCGATTATTTAAGAACGTTCGGTGAAACTATAACTTCAGGTTCTAAACAATACGAATACTTAACATCAGTAGCTATAAAAGGATACTTCCAACAAGGAGGTAATACAGCTTTGGTAACAAGAATTGTATCTAGATCTGCAGATTATACAAGAGCAGCTAATACATTTATCTCAGCATCAGCAAAAGGAAATAATCAGCCATTTACTTTAGAGACTTTAGGTAAAGGTGTTATCTTTAATAATGCAACATCTTCTTTAGCAGGATTATCAGGAAGTATTTCAGGATATTTAAACTCTGATGGATCTTTAGTATCTGGATCTGCAGATAACTTAAGATGGGAAATTGGAAGTATTAACAATGCATTAGGTACATTTTCATTATCAGTGAGAAGAGGTGATGATAATACAAACAATAAAACAATTTTAGAGACATTTAACAACTTGTCTTTAGATCCAAATTCACCTAATTATATTGAAAGTGTAATTGGTAACCAGTATGTAACTGTAGCAACAGATGCAACATCAGGGGTATCTTATAATTACAAAGCAGGGAGCTATCCAAATAACTCAAAATATATTAGAGTATCAGGAGTTAATTTACCAACAAACTACTACATAGCAACATACGGAGTTACTGTAAGTGTAGATTCAGCAGGAGTATCTTATTCAGGATCTCTTCCAATAGCATCTTCAGGATCATTCTGGAGTGCCGCAGGAAATAACGTTTCAACAACTGCAGCAGTAGGAGCAGTTACATGGTTCCAAGATATTACAACAGCAGCAACTAATGTACAGGGAGTAGTAGGGTCAAGCTATAATACAGCAATATCACTTTTATCAAATAGAGACGATTACCAATTTAATATTATATCAACACCAGGATTACTTGCATCAAATACTACAGCAGGAGCTCAATCAACTATTAACTCAGTTATTGCTTTAGCAGAAAACAGAGGAGACTGTATTGCAGTAGTAGATTTAGTACCGACAGGATCATCTGTAGGAGCAACGGTAAACCAAGCAGTAGGACTTAACACTTCATATGCAGCAACTTACTGGCCATGGGTACAAATAAAATCAGCTACAGGTAGAAACGAATGGGCACCAGCAGGAACACTAGTACCAGGTATCTATGCATTTACAGATGCAATTGCAGCACCATGGTTTGCACCAGCAGGACTTGTAAGAGGAGGTATTCCAGGAGTAATTCAAGCAGAAAGAAAAATTACTAAAGGAGAAAGAGATACTCTTTATGCAGGAAAAATTAACCCAATCGCTACATTCCCTGGATCAGGAATATCAGTATTCGGACAAAAAACACTTCAAACTAAAGCATCAGCATTAGATAGAGTAAATGTAAGAAGATTGTTAATCGCTCTTAAGAAGTTTATCGGTGACCAAGCAACAAACTTAGTATTCGAACAAAATACTTTAACAACTAGAAATAAATTCTTATCAGTAGTAAATCCTTACCTACAATCAGTAGTAGAAAGACAAGGTCTTTATGCCTTCAGAGTTGTAATGGATGATACAAACAATACAGCAGATTCAATTGATAGAAATCAGTTAAACGGACAAATATTAATTCAACCAACTAAAACAGTTGAGTTTGTAGTACTTGATTTTACAATTGCACCATCAGGAGCAACATTTGCATAATAAATTAAAAAACAGATATTTATAATAAAATAAATAATATAAAATGGCAGTATTAGATCCAAACGAAATAATGTTCAGAGCCTTTGAACCAATGGTTCAGCACAGGTTTATAATGTATATAGACAATATCCCATCGTTCATGGTTAAGAACGTTAAAGCACCAGGATTTACCGATAATATGATCAAACTTGATCACATTAACACTTATAGAAAAATAAGAGGTAAAAGAGAGTGGCAGGATATGGACATGACTCTATATTCACCAATCACACCTTCAGGAGCTCAAGCAGTAATGGAATGGGCTCGTCTAGGACACGAATCGGTAACAGGTAGATCAGGTTATTCAGATTTCTACAAAAAAGATTTAACTTTAAACATTATCGGACCAGTTGGAGATATTGTTGGAGAGTGGATCATAAAAGGAGCTTTCTTAACAAAAGGAGATTTTGGACAATTTGACTGGACTTCTGCTGACGGAATTGTAGAGATA